AGGCTTTCTGTGACCTTCACCATCAGCAACCTCCCCGAGCCGCAGCTGATCGAGGAGCTGAACTACGAGACGATCTTTCGCCAGCTGATGGAGGACTTTCTCGATCGGCACCCCGCCTACACCGCCCTGCTGGAGAGCGACCCTGCGGTGAAGCTGCTGCAGGTTTTCGCCTATCGGGAGCTTGTGCTGCGGCAACGGGTCAACGACTCTTTCAAGGCCACACTGCTGGCGTTCGCAGCTGCTGGAGACCTCGATCACTTGTCCGCCTTCTACGGCGTCAACCGCCAATCGCCTGAGACCGACACGGAGCTGCGTGAGCGCACAATCGAGCGGATCAAAGGCAGCTCAACCGCTGGCGGTGCTGCTTGGTATCGCTACCAAGCACTAAGCGCCGACAACCGCGTGCAGGACGCTCTGGCGACAAGCCCCGACGCCGGCGAGGTTCGGGTGGCGATCCTGAGCAACGAGGCCGAGACAATCAAGCTGGCCAACGTGGACCAACTAAATACCCTGGCGACCACCTACGGGGTGCCCACCAGGGTGTTGAGCCCACTTGAGCCGCTAGAGACATTCCGCGCCCGAGTGCGCACGGCAGCCCTGGGCGCTGGTGGTGATGGAACCGCAAGCCAGAACCTGTTGTCCGTCGTCGATGACTACGTGCAGGGCGACAGCGTGCGGGTGATCACCGACACGGTTGAGGTGGTGAGCGCCACGATCATCAAAGTCGATGTGGTCGCCAACGTCTGGCTGTATCCCGACCAATCCCCGATCATCCTGAACGGCCTGCAGGCGAGCATCCGCGCCGACTTCAAAGCCGCTGCTGGCCTGGGTTGGGACTTGACACCAAGCTGGCTAATCCGCAGAATCCACCTCCCGGGAGTCCAGCGCGTCGAGCTGATCTCGCCCGACGGCTGCGGTGGACCGATCGTCGCGGACAGCACCACGGCTGTGGCCCTGGGCAACATCACGATCACGTTGGCCGGCTATGACCGATGACGGCCACCGATCTCCTACCGAGTAACGCCACACAGCTGGAGCGCGATCTATCGCGCACCAGCGATGTGCTGCCGACACTCAGCTCAGCCGTCGCACGTGTTCGCCGCGCCAAGCGCGAAAACATTCCCGACGATGTGGTGCCGTGGCTCATCTATGAATACGGCCTCGGTGAAATCCTCCCTTATGTGCCTGATCTACGGCAGGCGCTGGCGCAGGGAATCCAATGGCAGCGAGTGCGGGGCACTCGCAGCGCCGTCCAAATAGCCCTCGATTGGATCGGCTTCAACGCCAGCATCGAGGAGTCCGAAGCCGGCACACTGCGCTGGGCTGATTTTCAGATGGGCCTGGATCAGGCCCCGCAAAACCTGGAGTTCACGAACAACGTGATCCAGGTGTCGCGCCTGTCGGCACCAATCCGCAGTCGCCTGTTCAGGATTTACGGCGGCTACGACTACCGGCGGTTCAAGCTCGACGACCACCAGCTAAGCGAAGGGTCGTGGCTTTGCGACCACACCGGGGTCTATCTCTACCAAGACCAGGAGCTGCCGTGGCCGCAGCTGTCGTTCGGGCGTGAGTTCGAAGAGACCGTCAGCTTCACCGATGGCAACGCCATCACCAGCGCGGTCGAGCGGATTCACACCGATCAAGGCTGGTACGAGGACAAGATGATCCTCGATGTCAACCAGCTCAGCGAGCTGGTCTGGCGCGAGTTCCACATGACCGACTTGGGTGTGGTGGTCAGTCGTGGCCACCTCACCGCTGTAGGCCCCTGGTGGCAGCCGTCTACGAACTGGGCGGATCACACTTGGGACCAGGGCCTCGACTGGGCCGGCCTGGTCAACCGCATTCAGCCGGCGCTCAAGTTTGCCAAGGCTGGTGTCTACCTCAGCGATCAGTGCATTTTCGGGGAGACAAACACCACCTTTGGCTCACGGTTCGACGCGATTGAGGGCGACGATCCGTTCCTGCTGTCGGATCCAGACTTTGCAACCGGGGAGGGTGTGCTCAGCGAGCAGATCATCCGCCCCACTTACGAGGAGTGGAACGAGCGGTTCGACCGCGATCACGAAATCACGGGCGTGGCCGCTGCCGATCAGGCCAGCAGCCTGTCGCTCAAGCGAGAACACCAACGGGTTATCGATGGGCTCGACGATCAGTTCCTGCTCAATCAGCACCTGCTCAGCGAGTGGCTGCCGCTGCTCGATCAGCTGGCGCTCAGCCGCCTGCACCAGATTGAGTGGAGCGGTGCCAGCGACTATCTGTCAGGCTCGAACGTCCTGCAGGGCGACACCTACACCGCGAGCATCGCGGGCCTCTATCTGTCTGAGGGGCAGCTGCTGGGAGACACGAACACCACGTTCAACGTCTCCCTGGAGATTGAAATCGGCTACGAGCCGTTCCAGCTCTCCGAGGCAGACCCCAGCGAGGTCATCACCGCTGCTGACTACGACGCCCTGGCCGACTACGGCTACCTGCAGGAGACCGGGCAGGGTGTGCTGGTGCTCAGCGAGGCCAGCCAGATCACAGGATCCGGCATCCTTTCCGAGCACATCAGCGCAGCGCAACTGGTGCTGCCGGCCAGCGAGTACCAGGCCAGCGGACTGTATCGGCTGTCGCAGCACCTGGTGGACACCGCCTGGCTGTCGATCGATCAGCGGTTCGACCGCTCGCATCCGGCAGCTGGCGTTGCGGCCGCAGACCTTGCCAGCCAGCTCACGCTCAAGCGCGAGCACCAGCGGATTTTGGACGGCCTGGACGATCAGTACCTGCTGGACCAGCACCTGCTGTCCGAGTTCGCCACCCTGGCGGATCAGGCGTGCCTTACCCGGGTCCACCAGTTCGAAAACACCGGCGCCGGGGTCCACGCCACCAGCTGGGCCGGCATCCCTTGGGACGATGCCGTCACCTGGGAGGGGCTGCTCGGCGGCTTCCACAGCGGTGGTGTCAAGGCGCATATCTATCTGTCGGACAGCTGGCAAGACGAGCTGGGCGAGACCAACGCCGTGCTCGGCTGGTTTGCAGACGAGCGGCTCGATCGCCTGCACGTCACAACCGAGGTGCACGCCTACGCGGGCGAGACCATCAGCGAACGCCAGCACGAGCGCACCTACCAGGGCATCAGCTGGGAGCGTTTCAGTTACAGCACCTGGAATGACGCAGGCAGCTGGTTCGAGCACGGTGCTGGTCAGATCTGGAACCTGGGGGCCACAAGCGACTGGACGACAGGCGACTGGGCGCAAGTGCAGTGGGCTGCTGGCAACAGCGACTGGAACTCCACAGCTAAGTGGGCAACGGCGCTCATTGCCTGGGAACCAACATCACAAACCATTGAGACCGCACATGAATCGTCTTCGTAGACTGCCCCATAGAATGACAACGACTCAGGAGGCCATGGCCTAATGGCAACCCTCGTAACCACAGGTCGAGCCGGGCTCGCGGCTTCGGTTGCCGCACGGCAGATCTTCCTGGGAGTAGGAGCTGGCGATGCCAGCTGGGACTCCAGCGGCACACCACCAGAGAGCATCAGCTCTTCTGCACTGCTCTACCCCTTGGGCTATCGCAAGAGCGCCCAGGTGTCGTTCGTATCACCGGCCGCCCAGGGCGCCATCGTGCTTCCGAGTGGTCGCTATGACGTGAGCGCGACCCAGACGAACTTCCTCTATTTGAGGTTCACTCTGGATTTTGCCGACATCAGCTCAAGCACCATCCGGGAAACCGGCATCTTTCTTGATACCGACATAGCCGACGGCCTGCCGGTGGGTCAGATGTTCTTCAGCCCGGCTCAGGTGGACGCCGCAGGGACGCTTTACTTGCTAGAGCACGTGGCGGCGATCATTCGCACTCCGGCTACCCGCGAAACATTCGAGTTCGTCCTGACCTTCTGAGGCTGCCATGACCCTTCAGGCTTACTACAACCGCTTTGACGCAGCCGATCGGTACGACGAGCTGCTATTCCGCGCAAGTCGCGGTCTCCAGTCCGCCGAGCTGAACGAGATTCAGTCGGTCCTAAGTGATCGGATGAAGCGCATCTCCGACGTTCTGTTCAAGGACGGCGGCGTGGTGCGTGGTGCATCCGCAACCATCAATCCGCAAACCGGTGCGGTGACGATGGATGCCGGTGCGGTCTACGTGCTGGGCGCGGTGCGTGAGGTGGCTGGTGCCGCCTTAACCATCCCCACTACCGGCAGCCTGCTGATCGGGGTGCGCGTGGTCACCACCACGATCACCGAGCTGGAAGATCCTGACCTGCGTGATCCGGCAGTTGGCACTCGCAACTTTCAGGAGGCTGGGGCAGGGCGTACCCGCCGCATCGTCACCTGGGGCTGGTCTGGTGATGGCGGCGCTGGCGAGTTCTTCTCCGTCTACGCCGTGCTCGACGGCGTGCTGGTAAGCCAGGCGATCCCGCCCGAGCTGGACGGCGTCAAGCAGCTGCTGGCCCGTTACGACTACGACGCGAACGGCAGCTACACCGTGCGTGGCCTGCGCGCCATTGCGCTGGGCAAGGACAACAGCCTGACGAACTACACCTTCAGCGTGACTGACGGTGTGGCCAACGTGATGGGCACCAAGATCGACAAGCCAACGGCAACCCCGCAGGCTTTCCCGATTAACCCCGACCTGCAGCAGATCAACAACGAGCCCAAAGCAAGTCAGTCCGTAAGCGCACAGACGCTGACCCTGAACCGCAAGCCGCTCAACGACATCCTGGACGTGGTGATCACGGCCCAGAAGACCGTGACCCTGACTCACGGATCGTTTAGCGGCGCGCTGGACCTGCTGCCCGACACCGCTGTGCTGCTGATTGTGTCGGTGACGCAAGGCGCGACCACCTTTGTCGCCGGCACCAGCTACAACCTGACCGCCGATCAGGTGGACTGGACCCCCGCTGGCCCTGAACCTGCACCTGGCAGCACCTACTCGGTGACTTACCAGTATCTCACCTCTGTTGAACCAACCAACATCAACCCGGACGCTGGCACCTTCCAGATCACTGGCGCTGTCGCCGGCAGCCTGGTGCTAATTGACTACCGCTGGAAGATGCCGCGTTACGACGTGCTGGCGCTCGACAGCAGCGGTCTGTTCAACCTGATCAAAGGCACCTCCTCGGCCTTTAACCCGATTCCCCCTGCAGTGCCGACCACACAGCTAAAGCTGTGCGAGATCTACTTGGACTGGTACACCACCAGCACCCCGGTGGTGAACAACAACGGCACCCGTGTGGTGTCTATGGCCGAGCAACAGCAGGTCAAAGACTCGATCGTGGAGCTCTACTCCCTGATCGCTGACGAGCGCCTGCTGCGTGACATTGGCTCCCGCGAACCCACCGCAAAATACGGCGTCTTCACCGACCCCCTGTTCGACAACGACCTGCGCGATGCCGGCGTTGAGCAGGATGCCGTGATCGTGCGCAACGAGCTGCGGCTGGCTGTGCCCGGCTCTGTGGTGCCTGCTCCCCAGCAGAACACCACCACGCACCTGCTGCCCTATACCGAGGGCAGCGTGATCGCGCAGGATCTGCGGACCGGCTCCATGCAGATCAACCCCTACGGGAACTTCGATCCCGTGCCTGCCCGCGTGGTGCTGACCCCTTCGGTTGATCTCTGGTCTGAGACCGACGATCAAACCCAGCTCGACACCAACCGCCTCACCACCTTCAGCAGCCTCGGCCTAATCCAGCGCACCACCACGGACACGGTCACCACCCTGGTGCAAAACGAGACTCGCCCAATCGAGTTTCTGCGTCAGCGCAGCGTGTCGTTCACCGTGTCTGGCTTTGACGCCAACGAGGTGCTGACTCAGCTGATTTTCGACGGTCAGAACATCACCCCCAACCCCGCGCTGGTGGCCAGCGCCCAGGGCACGTTGACCGGCACGTTCACCGTGCCCGCCAACGTGCCAATCGGCACCAAGCTGGTGCGCTTCGTGGGCAACCAGGGCAACTTCGGCAACGCCACCTACACCGGCGAGGGCACCCTCACCATTCGCCGCTGGCAGTCCACCACCACGATCACGACCGAGTTCTACGACCCTCTTGCTCAGAGCTTCGTGCTGGAGCAGGGTCGTCACATCACGGGCGTCGATCTTAAGTTCGCCACCATCGGCAACGCAGCGAACCCCGTGCTGGTGCAGCTGCGCGAGGGCGACAACGGCTTCCCAAGCCGCAACGTGGTCGCAGACGCACAGATTCCTGTCTCGTCGATGACGACCGCCAACACCTACGTGCGGGCCAACTTCCATACCCCGATCTGGCTGGAGCCGGGCGAAGAGTATTTCATCGTCATCCTGACCGACGATGGCCAGCACGCTGTGCGCGTGGCCGAGCTGGGTCGTCTTGACCCGATCGCCAACCGCACGGTGACCGCTCAGCCCTACACCGTGGGCGTGCTGCTCAGCAGCTCCAACGGCAGCACCTGGACCCCACACCAGGATAAGGATCTGACCTTCCGCCTAATAGGTGCCGACTTCAGCGACACCACCACCACCATTGGCATGGGTTCGATCGTGGTGTCGGGTTGCACCGACCTGCTGATCAACTGCCCGGTCGAGTTACCCACCGACAACACCCAGCTGCGCTACGTGGTGACCCGCTCCAACAGCGAAGTGTTCAACCTGGCCCCCGGCCAGCTGCTGCGCTTCGACGTTGCGATCAGCGACACCCTTCAGATTCAGGCTGTGCTGACAGGCACCAGCACCCAGAGCCCTGTGCTCAGCCCTGGCACCCTGGTGGTGGTGGGTGCGCTTGACACCGCCGGCTTCTACCAGAGCCGCGAGTTCCAACTCAGCGCAGGTGGCAGCACCATGCGCGTGGTGTATGAGGCCAACATCACCGGCAGCGCCACGGTCGTGCCGCAGTATTTCAACAACGGATTCCAGAGCCTTTCCCTCACCAAGACCACACCGGTCGGCGATGGCTGGAACGAGTACGTCTTCTCGGCAACCGGCATCACCGGCCTGACGGCTACAAAGGTGAAGCTCAATCTGACCGGCACCCCTGGCCACCGGCCTCGGGTCCGCAACATCCGCGCCGTGATGGTGTAACGCCATGCCTACAAACCAAACGACAACAGGGCGGGCCTACCCGCTCCCTTATCCGTCAAACCTCCTGGCGGATGACGTTCAGCGGTTGCGTGATGCGCTGCAGGCGATTGACACGGACGTGGTTGCTCGCCCCACCACGACAACCACCCAGACCCTGATCGACAACGCCATCACCGCCCTGGTGAACGGCAGCCCTGCTGCGCTCAACACGCTGCAGGAGCTGGCCGCTGCCCTTGGCAACGATCAGGACTTCGCAACCACGGTCACCAACGCCCTCGCAGCTCGCTTGCAGCTTGCTGGTGGCACAATGACCGGTGCCATCACCCTGTCGGGTGATCCAACCCAGGCGCTCCACGCTGCGCCCAAGCAGTACGTGGACGCGCGGGTAGCAACCAAGGCCAGCATCGGTCTGGCCATCGCCCTCGGCTAACACCTAAGGACCTCCAGACCCATGGCTGAAACTTTTAACCGTGTGAGCACCAAGCTCACGACCACTAACGCCACTGACATCTACCAGGCACCAAACGGTGCGGCTACTAATCGCGCCGTCGTTCTTTCTGCCATGGTGGCAAACGTGAACGGCTCTAGCGCCTTTGACGTAACTGTCGCTGTTACCGACTCGGCAAACACCGAACTGTCGAAGATTGCCTACACCATTAGCGTCCCGGCTGACGCAACTCTTGAGCTAATTGCAAATAAGCTAGTGCTTAAGAACGGTGAAAAGCTTCGGGCAACAGCAAGTGGCTCAAACGGTTTGGAAGTAACTGTTTCCGCTTTGGAGATCTCCTAATGGCACGCCTGCACCAATTCAACGGCGGCTACCTTGGCGCGGATGCGTTAAGCGACAACACCGTTAAAGGCGTGTGGGCGCTAGGAGAGAACACAAGTTCTTTGCAGCTAGGTGGCGGAGCAGCACTTGCGACTGGCGGCAACGTGACGCAAGACGTGAACGGCTATCGCGTTCACAGTTTTACTTCAAACGGAAATCTCACCGTTACAAAGCAAGGCGAAGCAGAAATCTTCCTAGTTGGCGGCGGCGGCGGCGGCACCGGTAACATTTCGGGTGGCGGCGGCGGCGGTGTAATTATGAAAAAAGTTATCCTGCCAAGTGGAACTCACTCTGTTGTTATTGGCCTCGGCGGCGCAGCAGAATCCGGTAACGGAGGGCAAACGACCTTCCTGAATCAGATTGCACTTGGAGGCGGTAAGGGGCGAGGGGGTAATGTTCCTTCCTCTGGTACTGTTGCTTCTAGCGGCGGTGGATCTGATGCTGAGTCTCCAAACGCTTATAACTACACACCTGGGCAAGGGCACACAGGTGGCAACAAACTCTCCGGCGCAAACGGCGGGGGCGGCGGCGGAGCTGGTGGCCCAGGCGGCAACGGATCTAGCACTAATCAAGACATCGGCGGCACTGGAGGTCCCGGCATTCCCATTGACTGGCGTGGCAACACAGAATGGTTCGCTGGTGGCGGCGGCGGCGCTGGCGCGTCCGGCTGGAGCCATGGGGGGATAGGTGGTGGCGGCAATGGCGGCCGTGTTCAGCAGCAAAGCACATCTCCTGGAGGCGCAAATCAGGGTGGCGGCGGCGGCGGCGGCTATGCCATCAATGGTTCTGCCGGCGGTAGCGGCATTGCAATTATCCGTTACAAGATCTGAGGAACGAGCATGGCAACAATCGGAGCAACCTCTTTAAGCCGAACTGGTGTTTGGGATGCTTTTCGTGTCTCGAGATTAGTGGCCGCAAACAAATGGAATGACAACTATGGTCAAGTGACGAGCTCTGCGCTGGGCACATACGAAAATCCTGCAAGCAGCGCCGGGCAAATTTATAGAGAAAACAATTCCGCAACTAACGGCGCTTACTGGATCCTCCCCCCTGGGCAAACAGTTCCATTTCAAGTTCACTGCATCTTTACCGAGGCAGGCGGATGGATGCAGGCGTTAAAAGTATCTCCTGGCATTACAGTTCAAGGTATCAACGACGCTTTTTGCATTAACTGGGGAGGATGGGCTTTCTCGACACGCGCACAGTGCGGTGGCGTTGGAGGGGGGGTGTCCGCCTGGGCACGAATTAACGATGAAGACTCAATGACGCCCGTCTACTTAGAGTCTCCCTTTCAAAGAGTCATGCTCGTGACTCTTGCTGATCAAAGCTATCGGCTTGCATGGCATCACGACACTGTCTGTAGTTCGATGCGCGCCATGATTATGCAAACACAGACCGGTAACAACCATGCTAAAAGCTGGCTGTTTCCTAATGTTAACGATAACGATAAAAGTCTTTTGCGACGTCTACGCGTTCATGCCGGTGTAGACACTCAGCCTTGCCAGACTACTGTGCGTTTTGGTTTCAAAGTTAGATCAGACTCGCAACCTTACACTGCTGCCTCGTCAGTTCAGGGCGGCTTCCCGTCGGGGGGAGGCCACTATTGGGCACAGATTGGCATTGGCGGAGAAGGCACCACAAATGGTCACTTCGGTGGCGGTATTGGCGGCAGTTACGTCTCAGATCGTGGCTGGCGCTGTCACGGTCACTGGTGGGGCCATGGCGACTTAAGCCATGCACACTCCGGCAATGGTTATTGCATGAACGGCGCTATCGGCGTCTATGTGCAGTGATGCCACGCTGGTGGTCGCTACTTGGAGCAGGTGCAGCGGTGCTGGCGTCTATCGTCGGCACCACCATCACCATCGACAACCGCTATGCCAAGAGCCAGGAGGTCCAGCAACAGTTCGCCGCTGCACGCAAGCAGCAGCTGCGTGATCGCATCTTCGAGCTTGACCTAAAGCTCAACCCAACCGCAGCCGACAAGGCGCTGCGGGAATACCTCATGCAGCAGCTGAACGATGCCCGCTAAAACCAAGACACGCCCAACCGGCGACAAAATTGAGTGCAAACCCAAGCGCACAAGACAAGGCCAGGGCCTTCACTCAAAGCCCAGCCACGGACGCAAGAAGCTCCGGGGTCAGGGCCGTTGAGCACCCCTAGAATCACCCCAAGGAGGACTCCTTCGCCATGACCACTTTTCTGCACGGTGTCGAGGTTCTGGAGCTCGATACAGGCATCCGTCCTATCCGCACCGTGCGGTCGGCGGTCATCGGCCTGGTCGGCACAGCACCCAACGCTGACAACGACGCATTCCCGCTCAACACTCCGGTGTTGATCGCTGGCAGCCGAGCCAAGGCTTCCCAGCTGGGATCAACTGGAACCCTGCCCTCAGCCATGGACGGCATCTTCGATCAGATCGGAGCTGCTGTCGTAGTGGTGCGGGTTGCTGAAGGGGCCAACGAGATGGCCACCATGTCCAACGTGGTGGGCAACTCAACTGCCTATACCGGCGTCTACGCCCTGCTGAGGGCAGAGGTGGATCTGGGCGTGCAGCCCAAGATCCTGATCGCACCAGGCTTCACTCATCAGCGCATTCCAGATCCCGACAACGCCGGCTCCTTCCTGGTGAACCCGGTAGTGGCTGAGATGCTTGGCATCGCACAGGACTCCGTGGGCCTGGGTGAACGTCTGCGCGCCGTGGTGATCGCTGACGGCCCCAACACCACCGACGCAGCGGCGCAAGCCTATGCCGACGACCACGGCGACGAACGTCTGTTCGTGGTGGATCCCTGGGTCAGGGTGCTCAGCGGCGTCAACTTTGTTAATCAGCCCCCCTCCGCTCGCGTGGCCGGCATGATCGCCCGCGTCGATGCCGAGGTTGGCTTTTGGGAGTCACCTTCTAACAAGCTCATGCAAGGCATCAGCGGCGTCAGCCGTCCTGTGCCCTTTGCCCTGGGCGACGCCAACTCGGCGGCCAACATTCTCAACGAGAACAAGGTGGCCACCATCATTCGGGAGCAGGGCTTCCGCCTATGGGGCAATCGCACCACCGCAAGCGACAGCAAGTGGCAGTACCTTTCCGTGCGCCGCACCGCTGACATGGTGAACGAGTCAATCCTGCGCGGCCACCTATGGGCGGTGGATCGCTGCATAAACCGCACCTATCTCCAAGACGTTGCGGAAAGCGTGAACGAGTACCTGCGCAGCCTCAAGGCTCGCGGTGCCATCCTCGGTGGCCAATGTTGGATCGATCCCGAGGCCAATGGCCCCGGCGACATCGCCAACGGCCAGGTGACGTTCGACTTTGATTTCACCCCCTGCTACCCGGCAGAACGAGTCACATTCCGGTCAGTGCTGACAAACGGCTACCTGACCGAGCTTCTCACCACTAACTGAGGTCGACCATGGCACTTCCTAAGACTCTTCGCAATTTCAGCCTCTACGTGGACGGGCGTGGCTACGCCGGTCGCGTAACCGAGCTGTCCCCTCCGAGCCTCACCGTGATGGCTGAGGAGTATCGCGGCGGCGGCATGGACCTCCCAGCCCAGATCGACATGGGCATGGAAGCACTCGAAATGGAGTTCGTCCTGGCCGAGTACGAGCTCGAGGTTCTCAATCTGTTCGGCCTGCTCGATCAGAAAGCCGTTCAGGCCACCATCCGTGGTGCCCTGATGGCCAACGGCGAGGATGCGACCTCGATCGTCTACAACGTGACGGGCCACATCAAGGAGTTCGACCCCGGCTCAATGGTCGCCGGTGAAATCACCGAGGCCACGTTCCTCATGGGTCTCCGGTACTACAAGCTCACCATCGGTGGGTCTGTGGTGCATGAGATCGACGTGGAGAACATGACCCGGATCATCAATGGCGCCGATCAGCTCGCAAGCATCCGCTCCGCAATCGGCATCTGACCTAGATGAAAACCCGACCCACTACCCCGATTGACCTGGACTACCCCGTCGAAGTCGATGGGGTCCAGGTTTCAACTCTGGCCATGCGCCGGCCCACCGTGGCCGATCAGCTGGCCTTCGAAGAAGGCAAGGGCACCGAGGCCAAGAAGACCGTCAACATGATGGCCGCCTTGTGCGACGTGCCCCCTGCCACCATCCAGCAGCTGGACATAGTGGACTTCCAGAAACTCGCCAACGTGATGGCGGGTTTCACTGGGCCCCAGGACGAGAGCTAAGACGCATCTGCGTGATCGTCGCCAAGCTCACCGGCTGGGGCCTGGGAGATCTGCTCAACCTGACCCAGGAAGATCTGCTGGCATGGCACAAGACAGCCGTGGAGGTAGAGAAGGAGATCGCGGCCAAGACCAAACGGAGGTAAGCAATGGCCGGGGCAACCAGCAGGATCACCGTTGAGATCGGAGGCAAGCTGGCGGCGTCGCTGGCGGCCTCCCTCCGGGCGGCACAAGCCCAGGTCTCCAGCTTCTCCCGCAACGTCAACCGCACGTTCAACGACGCGGCAACCGCTGGAGCTAAGGGCTTCAAGGGGATGCTGCGGAACGATGCGTTCCAAGTGGCGGCAGCTGGCGCGGCGTCAATCGGCTTGGCTCTGGGCCAGTCGGTGCGGACCGCTGCGAAGTTTGAGACCTCGCTTACCGAGATCGGCAAGATCAGCGGATCCAGCCAGTCGGAGCTAAAGGCGCTGGGCGCACAGCTGTCTGCGCTGTCAGCCCGCAACGCGACCAACCTGGCACCCACGGTGCTGGCGCAGGGCGTCCAGGACCTGGTGGCCCAGGGCCTGGACCTTAAGGATGCTGTCGCCTCGATGGAGGCGCTGGGCAAGGTTGCGACCGCAACCGGCTCGGAGCTGACCGACGTTACGAAGACCGGCTTCCAGCTCCAGAACGCCCTCAAGATCAAACCAACCGAGCTCAAGTCCACGTTCGATGCGCTCGCCTTTGCAGGTAAAGCCGGCGCGTTTGAGCTGAAGGACATGGCTACCTTCATGCCGACCATCGCGGCGGCAGCTGGCACGCTGGGGATCCAAGGCAAGCAGGGTGCGGTCAGCCTGGCGGCGATGATGCAGATGGTGCGCAAGGACGCGCCGGATGCTGGGCAAGCGGCGACCCGGATGACGGACGCCATGCTCAAAATGACCGCGCCTGATGCGGTCAAACGGTTCAAAAAGTTCGGCGTCAACATCGAACAGGTGCTCGCCAACGCCAAGAAGAAAGGCGTCAACCCGATGGAGGCTGCGCTCGACGAGCTGCAGCGTGTCACCGGTGGTGATGTCTTCAAGCTGTCTCAGATCTTCGGGGACAAGGAGGCCAAACTCGGCCTCATGTCGCTGCTGAAGTACCGCAAGGAGTACGAGAAGCTCAAGGCGGATGCGGGCGGTGATGCCGCAGCTGGCACGGTCGAGCAGGACTACCTGAAGTCGATCAACACCTTGAACGGGAACCTCAACACCTTTAAGGCCACCACCGAGCGGTTGGGCATCGCCCTGGGCAATGCTCTGCTGCCGGCGCTGGCGGTTGCCGCCAAGGCGATCACCCCCCTGGTGGAGGGCTTTGCTGCGCTGGCGGAGAAAGCACCTTGGCTGACGAACACCATCGTGGGCGTGGGCGCTGCGTTCGTCGGGCTGGTGGCGGTTGCACCGTTTATCGCCAGTTTCATCAGCGTGATCTCGTCCCTGGGGGCTGCGATCGGGGCGATGAGCCTGGGGGCCACCATCGCCGGCTGGGCTGGCGCGATCGGCCCGGCCATGGCTGCGATCGGTGCGGCGATCACCGGGCCCATAGGCATTGCGGTGCTGGCCATCGTTGGCCTGGGCCTAGCGTTCAAGGCTCTATGGGACAAGGTGCCGGCGTTCCGACAGGCGGTGACGAGCGCCTTCCAGGGCATCGCCGCCAGGTTCCAAGCCACGTTCGGTGCGATCAAGACAGCCCTTGGCGGCTTCCTGAACTACCTTGGGGGCCTGGGCAAAATGGTCGCCGGGGCATTCACCTTCAACCCTGGGCTGATCGCCGCCGGGTTTAATCAGGCGCTGGGCGGCGTGCGCACAATGGTGTCGGCATGGCTGGGCTGGGTGCGGGCGATGATCCCCAGCGGTCTGCGGGGCGCGTTCGATCAGGGCCTTGCCGTGGTGACCGGTGCGATCGGGCGGATCAAAGGCGCACTCATGTCGATCGGCCAGGCGCTATGGAGCGGCGGCCTCAGTCAAATGTTCAGCGGGATCGGCCAGGCCCTGGGCGGCGTGGTCGGCGTGATCAAAGGCATCTGGAACACGATCGTCGGCATCTTTACTGGTGACGCCACTCGAGCAGTGGCTGGCGTGAACCAAGCCTTCGCCGGCCTGCGCAACATCGTGGGGGGCTTGGGGGCGATGTTCTCCGGGGCGTTCCAATACATGGGCACGGCCGCAGCGATGGCGTTCAACGGCCTGCGGACCCTGGCGCAGACGGCTTTTAACGCGATCGTCAGCGCCGCAATTTCGCTGGGCCAGCAGATCATGGGGGCGCTCATGCAAATCCCGAGCATGGTGGGGGCCGCGTTCGCTGCAGTCAAGGCAGCGGCGGTGACGGCATTCCAGGGCATCGTGGCGTTCATCAAATCGGTGCCCGGCATGGTGGTCGGCGTCGGCCAGGCAATCATCGACACGATCATTCAGGGCGTGTTGTCCCGGGCCCAGGCGCTTTACGCCGCTGTGAAAGGCGTATTCGCCAATGTGCGCAAGATGATGCCCTTCTCCGACGCCAAGGAGGGCCCCTTCAAGTACCTGACTGCTAGCGGCAAGTCGATCATCGGCACCCTGGCGGACGGGGTGAACGAGGCATCACCCGTCCTGCATAATGCGATTCACGCCTCCGCCGCACATGGGATGCGCGGAGTGGCCAAAGCCCAGAAGAACTACAACCCGCAGCAGGGCCAGCAAGGCCAGCAGCCCCAGGCGCAGCCGCAGCTGACCGCAGCTGGCGTGCCGATGCTCAGCCAGCCATTCATCCCACAGTACCCCGCCAGGCCCACGGCACCGGCTGCCCAGGGCGGTGGGATGCTTGGCGGTCTGGGCCAGCTGTTGCAAGGTGCGGTCAAAAAGTTTGCCCCTCAATACAGCGGCCTTTTGTCAGGGGCCATGGGGATGCTCCAGCAGCTCAACCCCCCGCAGGTGCCCACGCCAGCGCCCGCGATGGCAATGGCCGGGGGCGGCACCATGGGGATGAACATGAACCCCACCGTCAATATCAACGTGGCCGGCACCAACGCCAGCGCAGACGAGATTGCCCAGCAGGTCACTATGGCCCTGAGCGGGTTCCTGTCTGATGCTGAGTCGGGCGTCCGCGCCTTCCTTAACGACTGACCATGGCAGCCCAGATCCTGATGACCCTTGGCGGGTTCCAATTCGAGATCAACACCGCAGCCCACGACCAGCTGCAACGGCAGAGCGCCTACCGCTGGGAGAAGCAGGACCGCCTGGGGCGCGAGCCGGCGATGCAGTTCATCGGCAAGGGCGAAGAGAAGATCAACCTGAACGGGGTGATCTACCCCCACTTCAGAGGCGGTCTGGGCCAGCTCAACACCATGCGGACGATGGCCGAGGGCGGCGAGCCGCTGCAGCTGATCGACGGCCTAGGCAACGTGCTGGGGCAATACTGCATCACCCAGGTGCAGGAGACCCAGACCGTCTACGTGGGCCCGGGCATCCCCCGGCGAATGGACTTTTCGATGGAGCTGGCCCGCTACGGTGAAGATCAGTTCAGCGGCGGTGGCGGCTCTGACGGCTCCGGTGGTGGCGGCTGGGGCGGCTGGTTTGGTGACCTGTTTGGGGTGATCGCATGAGCAGCCTTTCCCAGACCTACCTGACCCAGCAAGGCGACGAGCTGGATGAGATTTGTTTCCGGTTCTACGGCTACAGCCGGGGCTCGACTGAGGCGGTGCTCGCCCTGGAGGCGAACCGCGAGTTGGCCTTGCTGCTGCCAATCTTGCCAGAGGGCATCGAGATCACACTGCCGGCCCTGACACCACCACCCCCCGAGCCACGGCTAAAGCTGTGGAGCTGACATGAAACCCGGGTTCAGCGTTACCAGCAGCGGCAACGACATCACTCAGCAGATCGCTGATCGCCTGCTGTCGATCAGAGTGCAGGATGAGGCCGGGCAGAAGTCCGACACCCTAGAGATCAGCCTGGATGACCGGGGCCAGAACCTGCCGCTGCCCGATGCCAAGGTCGAGCTGACCGTGGCGCTGGGCTACACCCACGACGGGCAGAGCCTTCAGAAGATGGGCACCTACGTGATCGACGAGGTGGAGCTAAGCCACCCCCCAGCCACGGTCAAGATCAGGGCCAAGGCGATGGAAATCAGCGGCAAGCTCAAGGAGCAGAAAACCCGCAGTTGGCACAACAAAACGATCGGCCAGATCGTGACCCAGATCGCCAGCGAGCACAGCCTGATTCCGATCGTGCACTCGCGCTATACCAACCGCCTGATCGATCACATTGATCAGACCGCCGAAAGCGACGCGCACTTCCTGACCCGGCTGGCTGGGCTGCACGGGGCAACATCCAAGCCGGCCGAGGGCCGGTTGATCTTCATTCCAGCTGGCGAAGGGGTAGGGGCATCAGGCGAGCAGCTGGTTGCCGCGACACTTGACCGGGCCCAGGTGCAGGACTACCGGGCCACTATTAAAGACCGGGGCGCTTACAGCAAGGTCGTGGCGAAGTACCACGACAAGGAGACCGGCACGGAGAAGTCCCTTGAGGTGCCGGTGCCCAACAGCACGGCCGGCGGGGGCATCGGCTTTCTGGACTCGCTGTTCGGGATCATCACCGGCAGCACCGTCGGCGACAGCAGCAGCTCCGGCCCCAGCTACCAGGATCGCAGGCTGCACGCATCGAAGGAGGAGGCGATGGAGGCCGCTAAGGCCCGGGGCAAGAGCCTGGCCAGCGGCACAGTCACAATCGACTTGACCTGCGCCGGCCGACCTGACATCTTCGCTGAACGCCCCATCACACTCACCGGCTTCCGCGATCCACTGAACTCCACGTGGATGATCCAGAGCGTGACGCACGAATACTCAAGCCGGGGCTACTCCACAAAAATCACCTGCGGCACCAGTGGTAAGGATGGCGAGAGCACAGGCTCTACCAGCTAAACACTGCCCCCTAGACTTAAGCCTGAGAGGAATGAGGCCATGCGTGACGAGCAGGTATCGCACGCCGATATTTACCACAAACTTGGGGCGCTCGAAGGCAAGGTCGACGCTTTGATAGGGGCACTCACAGAGCGAAAAGCAGAGCTAGACGGATTGTTCAGCCGGATGCGCGATCTTGAAAGCAAGCTGGCTTGGGTCTTAGGAGCAGCCGCCATGCTCAGTTTGGTAGTGCCAATCCTTGTGACCATGGCTGCGCCGCGTCTACTTTTTGAGCACCACAACCCTCCAGCTCAAATGCGATGACTGACAAACGCAGCGAGATTGAAGATTTATTACCGTTCTTCACGCACTACAAAGGTTTGCCCCATCAGGTCGCTGGCATCCGCGAACTGTATGAAGCGATGCCGGCAAGCCTGAACAGTCGAACGGCTAAATGGAAGGACACTTATCGAGCAGCCGGGAAGCAACCTGAGCCAGCGCCCAAGACAAACCCGCTCCGCGTGCCGTACTACTCACAGCGGGACTCAGCTACTCAGCACGCCTTACGGATGTGCTTCTCCAGCAGCTGCGCCATGTTGCTGGAAACTATAAAGCCGGGCACCTTGAACGGCCCCAACGGCGACGACGCCTACCTCGGCCGCGTGCTGCGTCATGGAGACACGGTGGACGCCGGGGCACAGATCAAGACCCTGGCAACCTATGGGGTGCAGGCTGCGTTCACGCAGAAAGCCAACTTCGACACGGTGAAAAGGCAGATTGACAAAGGAATCCCGGTGCCGCTTGGCTTTCTCCACAAAGGCCCGGTCAGCAGGCCCCTAGGCGGAGGCCACTACCTCTGCGCCATTGGGTACGACGACACGAGTTTGGTGGTCCATGACCCGTTTGGTGATTGCGATCTAGTGTCGGGCACCTATGTGAACAACTGGGGGGCGAAGCTGCGTTACAGCTACAAGAACTTCGGCCCACGCTGGATGGTTGAAGGGCCGGGTTCTGGCTGGGCCATACTGGCAACGACCTGAGAAGGCCACTACCCCATGCAGCTGAGCCACTTTGTCCGGTACTACCCGGAGGTGCTCGATCGTGATGCCTGCCAGCAGGTGATCGATCACTTTGAGGCCCACTCCCAGGACCACGTCATTTACCAGACCGATCACTACCGGTTCGCCGAGGTGAACGTATCCGCCGAGTGGCCTGAGATCCACAAGCTGACGTTCGAGGCGATCTTCCCCAACTTCAGTCGCTACGCCAACGACATCGGCCTGCGCAACGAGTGGCCGGACAACATGGCGTTTGAGCAGCTGCGCCTCAAGCGATACCTGCCCAACGACTCCGACCAGTTCCCGGATCACGTGGACGTGCACGACCACGAAAGCGCACGCCGGTTCCTGGTGGCGTTCCTCTACCTCAACGACGTTGAGGAGGGCGGCTGCACTGAGTTTCCGTCATGGGGCCAGTCGTTCAAACCGTGCGCTGGTTCGCTGCTCATGTTCCCGCCGCTGTGGCCCTGGCTGCACGCGGGACGCAAACCAATCACCGGGCCGAAATACATTCTCGGCACTTACTTGCACTACATCTAACCTGGAGTGACCCACCATGTTCGACATGGACGCTCAGCATCTGGAATACATCGGCCTGGCCTTGTTCGTGGCCAGTGAGGTTGTCGGCATGAGCAAGCTGCGTTCCAACAGCTTGCTGCAGCTGCTGCTCTCCTCTGCGATGCGCGCCTTCCCCTACGCCCCAAAGCAAAAGGGCGGTGGCGGCCCTTTGGACCTAATCCTCGGCGTCAAGCCCAAGGACCGTCGCAAATGATTGACCGCGCTGCGATGACGCGGCAGCTTCGCCTGCACGAGGGCGAGCGCCTGAAGCCCTATCGCTGCACCGCCGGCAAGCTCACCATCGGGGTGGGCCGGAACCTGGATGACCGAGGCATCACCGCCGAGGAGTCCGCCTACCTGCTGGCCAACGACATCGCACGGGAGGAGCGCGAGCTGCTCCGGGCCTTGCCGTGGGTGGGCCAGCTGGACGAGGTGCGCCAGCGGGTGCTTCTCGACATGACGTTCAACATGGGGCTAGGTGGACTGCTGCAGTTCAAGAACACCCTCGCCACGATTAAAGCCGGCGACTACGCCAAGGCCGCGGCGATGATGCTCGACAGTAAGTGGGCCACGCAGGTGGGCCAACGCGCCGAGCGCCTGTCGCGGATGATGGCCACCGGCAAAACACCGCGTGAGCTATGGCCCAAGCCGTGAGGCACCGCTTTGAGGTTTTGATCAGCGGCGCACGCTGGCGCTTTGATCGCTGGGAGGACATTCCCCAGGAGATCGATGAGGTGATCTGCTTTGAACCCGTAATCCCGCCAGCACCCCATACGCGCAACCAGCACGATGAGATCGAGCGTTGGCCGGGCAGACTGACTGAGCTGCTCAGGAGGACTAATGCCACCCGCAACACGTGTCGGTGATCCAGATATTCCGCATTGCTCTCCGATGGTCCGCGCCGTAGGCAGCTTTGACGTTTTTGTGAACGGGCGGCCGTGGTCTCGCCAGGGCGACGTGAATACTCCTCACCTGTTACCTGGCAACCCGTGCCCCACACACGTGGCCCCCATCGCCATCGGCAGCCGCACGGTGTTCGTCAACGGCAAGGGCGGTGGCCGGGTCGGCGACAAGATCGCAACTTGCACGGCAGTAGCCGTGGGCAGTCACGACGTATTCGCGGGCTAAACCCCCAAACCATCTCCCACCTGGCGCACGGCGCTGCGAGCTACCTCATCTACCAGGTGCGCGCCCCTGCTGAATGTCAACGGTTTGCCGTGGCTACCCTTAGACGATCCTGCGGGATCGCTATGGCGTGGCTGAACTTAGAGCTGCCGCTTCATGAGGAGCTTGAGATCGAAAAGCACGTTCGAGTGATCCGTGACTGCGACGACATCAACGAGCTGCGTCATTTAGCCGCCAGCTTGCTGCGTGCCTGGGCTCAGCAGTCCGACATCACCGCCCAACTGATCGCGCAGATTAGTGGCTGCGAGGTGATGCTGGCCAAAGCCGGGCTAATGCCTGAACCGGATCGAAACTACTTGGAGTGGGCGCAGTCGCTGTACCCAGACAACGATGGTGCGAATCAATGAGCAATCAGCGCGCCAGTAGGTGGCTTAGGTGCAGCTCGGCGCACCACAGATCTCTTGAGTATTGGCAATAGCCGTGCGCGCAGGATCGGTAGTAAAGCTCACCCTGCTCGTCTTCGAGCTGTTCAATCGTGCCGCCGTTGATCTCCCAGCGGCCAATAACCCTCAGGTCGTGTGTCATGACAACACCTTGGACGCGATCAACAAAACGATGGCGCAAGTGATCACGTACCGGAGGCTGAAGGCTTCCAGCTGTGCAGGCTTACGTGCGACCCTCCTGCTGGTGGATCCAAGTTTTTAGCTCTCGCACGTACTGTCGCAGCTGCTCA